TCCTCGTCTCTCCAAGGGATCTTTAACAGTTGTTGTAGAAATAAAATCTATTTGTTCTGAATAAAATACTGTATCACCAGAGGTATTAAAGTCACAGTCACATTCTTGAGCTGCTAATCTAGGATCACCAAGTAATCCATCTTGAGCTTTTCTCCACTTCTCATCTCGTTCAGGGTGAACATACCAAGGTAATTTGATTGGTAAGAAGCTAGGTACTCCTTCTTCTATCACACCAGATTCTGCTTTAACCCATGTTTTATGAAACCAGTTACCAGTACCATAAGGGGTAGATAATACTATTGCACCTCCACCTGTAGCTAAGGTTTGTTGAGCTGAAGCCCATATCTCTTCTACACCATCAATGAAAGCAGCCTCGTCAATAATCAGCAATGATACTGCTTCTGATCGACCTGCGTCACCAGCTGCTGATACTGCTTTAACTTGTGAACCATTACTTAATCGTAATGTTAATTTATTATTTTCATCAGCATGAATTTTCAACCATGATGGTAAATTTTCAAACATGAACTTAACTTTCGTTACCATGTTTTTAGCTGTTTCTTGCTTGGTTGCTATACAAAGAACGTTTTTGTCCTTTTGAAATAGCATTAACCATAATGAGTAACCCGCTACTAAGGTTGATATACCTAACTGACGAGATTTAAGTATTATATCATATGGATTGTCTCTCCATAAACGTAATACTTTTTCTTGGAATGGGTATAGATTAAATTGTATTCTACCACGAGTAGGATGCTGGATGTAGCAGTATTTCTTCATAAAGTGCGCAGGATCAGCTGCGCACTTCAAGTATTCTTCTCGTATTATTTGTTTAATATTCTGTTCTGACATAAAACCCTTTACTTTTAATTATTATCCGATAATATCTGAAATTAAAGCTTTAAGGTCTTTACCTCCGTCTTTAAATAATTTTTTAACATCAGCTCTACTAATAAGCTGTTTTACAATAGCGATATTATCTTTAGTAGGGTTAGCTAATTTTTTCTTAATACCTGCCTCTAGTTTGTCTAGTCTTTCTTTTTCTTCAGCAGATAACTTTTTAGCGAATTTGCTTGAATTGAATTCTTTATCGATTTTCTTTAATTCAGCTTTTGAAGGTTCTTTTTCTGGAGTGTCAAATTCTTCATCTTCAGTTTCTGCTACTACTCCAGATTTATTGACTTCTGCTTTTTTCATTGTAAGAGCTTTTATCTGAGCATCAATTGATTTTTTCTCAGCTTCTTTAGCAGCTCTTTCTTCAGTTTCTCCTTCACCTAATATTTCAGTGATTACTTCTTCTATTTGTTTTTTTAATTCAGATTTTTTCATTTATGTCCGGTTTTTTGGACATAAATATTAGAGACCTAAGTAAAATTTAACCTGTTCTATTCTCTGCTCTGTAGTACCAGACACTATACCAAAATTAGTAATATATGGTAATGCCTCTTTAACCGTATGTCTAATAGTTAGATCAATCAGATTACGATATTCCAAATCAGTTTCTCTAACACCGTTATTTTCCATATTTACACCAACAGGAGACACATAGAATATATAATCATATTCTGGAATAAAGACAGAAGCATAATTAATGAATTCTTCTTTCTCATCACTTTCAATTGACTCAGCACAATGAGCAAAAGCCATCACATCAATAACTGTTCTATCAGTAATAACTTTATCTCTCATTAACTCAGAACAACGTTCAGCTAGAAATATTGTTTGACCTTTTAATGTACTATCAGTATTTAATGGAATACCTAAATCACGTAAGTATTTACTACGCTCAGTAGCAAAATAATAGTCTTTAAATTCAGGTAATTCTTTTAAAGCATTAACTAATGTTGTTTTACCAACACTCATTGTCCCACAGAATCCTATCTTCATAAATTGTTTTATTTGTAATATAATAAAAAAGGCTTGCTAATGCAAGCCTAATTTAAAATATGTTTATAAAATTATGCGATATCAATATTAGCTGCTGATATAGCTCTACTAATAGCTCCTACTAATTCTTCTTCTTGATTAGTCCAAGTACTCTCACTATATGCATTAGCACCATTACCGAGAGCGTCAAATAGTTCATTTAGAAAATCCATATATACTTCTTGATCAAGGGAAGCCATATTTTCATTTACATTTTCTTTATACTCTGATTCTGTAATTAAACCAGCTATCTTTTGCATTTTTTTAAATTCTTTGTTCATTGTTTTAGTATGTTTATTTGTGTATAAATATCTAAAAAAAAAATTAGAATCGCTGTTTAGCGACTCCACTCTTATACCATGGTAATCCAATACCATCACGTTTTGCTTTGTGGTGACTATCCTTAGTGTGTGGAGCACCATTAATAAAATATTCTTCTTTTCCATCTGGATGAATTAAAGCTGGACCTTCCCAGTTATGGAGTTTACCATCTTTAATATAACGAACTGTTCCATCGGGAGATGTGAATTTCTTTGTTTGTAATGTTGGATCAACTGACATTCTGTACGTGTTACTCATATGTTTTTATTTTATATCTAAATATAACATCAAAATTCTGAAGAGCCAAACAAAAGTTACACATTTTCCAAATACTCTAAGAAATTTTCGTACACTTCTCGTTGTTCTTTGCTTGATTTTGTGATAGCTTCACGTAACATTGTTGGAACATCTTGGTTAGATTCAACTAAAAGTTGACCAAAAGTGTGAAGAGTATGTTCAGCTATTACAAAATCAGCATCATTATCACCATAATCTTCTAAATCATTCAAATACAATTGAATCCACTCGTTTATTTTACTTTTTGAGAACTTCATATATAATGTTTTTTAATTTAGTAAATATTTCACTTAACTGGCTATTTAACCACTTTAAACGTTGTCCAAATCGTTTTCCATCCATAGGTTTTTCAATGTTTTCTTCTGGGATGTATTTGGTTAACGGCTTCATATATTCATTGCCAGTGAGGAATATGAATTTGTCTTTTTCTGGGTTTATACCAGCTGATTTCATCTGCTTTACTGTCTCTTCTCCCCATTTTTCTTTCTCATCTTTAGGCATTTCTTTAAGAGTTTTGTCATAAGGAGCTAACTCTTTAGTTAAAGGTACTAAGTGATGCTTAGCAGATAGAATATACATCTTATCTGGTTTTAATTTTTTTCCGTACTCTAAAGTTTTCTGGAACATTGGGGAAGCAGAATACAGCTCCTGTGCAGGAGCTGATTTATCTAGTTTTGATTTGGTGCAACTTAAAAGTACTATTCTTGCCATTTATAATATATTTGTCATAAATATTATTAAACTGTTATCTCTTTAATTACTTCTCTTCCCATCATATGATTAAGATGAGCTTTTAAGCATTGAGCATATGTTTCACTATGTTGAGGAGCAATTTTAGTTAAACCAACAATTATTTCATCAATAGTACAGCTATCATAACGTGTACTTATTTTGAATTTATTTAGTTTTTTAATTAAAAACTTATAATTATCGTTACCATTAACTACTTTTAGTTTAGGATGAACATTAAGAATATAAGAAAGATATGGTTCTGAAGCTTCATATTCTGAATTAGCCATAATTTCTTTAACCATATTTATATTTTCTTTATCTTCACTATTAACCATAGATAACAGATTTGAAAATATATCAATATCTAAAGCCATACCTTTATTTACCTCATTTCCAAGTACGTCATCATATACTACTTCTAGATTCCAATCTCGGATATGTTGAGGTAATTCCATAAAGAAATCATATTGGGAAAATGCTTTAGAATTACCATGTCCATTAAGTACTAAAGCACCTGCGATGGGCGGATATCTAAGTTTTAGACTACTAAAATTAGAATCATGTTGGATTGCTTTCTCTAAGCAATCTGATTTAATTAAAACATATTCTTCATCAACTTTATCCCAATGGCCATGTCCTTTAGGCATATATTTGCTAAAGTTTTTCTTTAAAACCGCAGTAGGAATTGGGTAATATTGATTAGTTAGAGCTTTTTTAAGCTCAAATATTTCTTCAATAAAATTATTACCAATAACTACAGTGTCTAATTCTCTCCATTTGCGACCAAATGAAATATCCAGTTTATTTTCTTCAATATAATTTTTTAATTTAAAAGAAGGTAACTGAGATAATTGAGTAGAATATATCTTAGTGTTAGTTTTCAAAGTATTATCTTTCCATTTATCGCGTAACTCTTGATATTCGAGAGCTACGCTTTGTGGAATAAATAATGGTTGTTTTCTAGCGTACCAAGTTTTACTAAAAAAAGCAACAGTATTACTTTTGCTATTAATATTAACATGAAATACCAAGCTAGTAAAAGATACTTGTTTATCAATCAGTTGTTTAACTATATCTTCCATAATTATTTAGTTAAGAATTTCAACAATGTTTTGTTCAACATCAATGATTTAAAGTTAGCTGTATCACCATTATAAATTTCTTTTACAATTTTATATTTCAAATCCACAGCAAACAATTCTTCATTCATCAACAATGCTAAACGATCAATAACTGGTTTTTCAATTTTGTTATGTTTAGCGTAGAACAAACTATAGTTTATAATACGTTGTGAGATGATTGATGCTAAATCTGCTCTATATTTATCATCTTTACCAATTGTACTCTTCAATTGATTAAGTACATAATCCTCATTTTCATGAGTTAAAATTGATTGTGGTGAAATAATCTTATCTAAACGATTATTAATAAACATTGTGAACAGTGTTGAAAATTCACCACCAACACTACCTTCACCAATCATTTGAATCAAAGGCAACGTACTTTCAAATGATTCAAGTGATGAAATTGAATTAAAGAATGTAGTGATACTTCTTGAGTTGGTATTTGTAGTAACTAGTTCTGGATGTTTCAACAAGAAGTTAATACATCTGCTATCTACTTGAGCATCTTCAGCCCATTCACTCCAACAATTAATATCAAATTTCAAATTAACTGAGATAAATCGTGTTTTTTGAGCGTTGTCAATACTATTTACCAAATACTCACCGTTATCAGGATTACTTGTGAGAATAATATGCCAATCTTTTGGTAGATCCCAACTGATGTATTGTTGACGGTCAATCAATTCCATTACAGCTTGAATGAAACGAATATCAGCGCGATTCCAGTCATCCAAAAGCAAAATACCACCACTTGATTTACCACTAATCCATTCAGGTGGACAGTAACTCATTCGATTCCCTCCAGTTGATTTATACCCCATACGAGTATATTCTTCCATAGCATGTTCATCTATCCAACGAGTTGCTTCATCATTCTTCATTTCAAACTGACGAATTGGAAATCCTACCAAGTCACCTAATTCCTCAATTTGTGCTAAGTTCAACTTAACAAAATTTAAATCCAATTCTTTAGCTAACTGAACAATTGTTGATGTTTTACCAATACCTGAATCACCAACTACCTCAACTGCTACAGGTGGCTTACCTCCTTTTTGCAAATAACGATTGTTATTAATAATATGTTTTAGAAATTCTTTTGCTTCTTTAACATTCAAATCTACTTGACGTGAAGCATTGCTTTTTGATTTACTTTTTGCCATTTTTATAACCTTAATTAATTATTTATTTAAATATAATATTTGATTTTTGGAGAGCCAAACTAGTATTGAATTTTGATTGTATGACCCCAACTTTTCTTTACTTCTTCTGCATCAGCTCCTGCTTTACACACCACCATCATTGTTGGTTTATGTGAGCGAACATTACGTTCTCCAATATGTCCATCAGTTAAAATAATTAAACTACTATAATGACGATGTTCATTAAAATATTCAATAATTGGATTCATATCTGTACCACCTCTACCTCTAACTTGTTCAGGCATAGTACCATCATATTCCCATGTTCTATGAATAGTTGCATCACATTCAGCTATAGTAATTTTAATACCAGTTTTCCACATATGGTAAATTTCATTAAAAAACTCAACTAAATCATCATCACCAACAGAACCAGATGTGTCTATTCCACACAAAACATGCTTTTTAGTTTTGATTTTTAGAGCTGGATTTTCTGAGAAACGTTTATTTAGTTTTCTACGTGTTTTCTTAGTGTAGATTTTATTTGAAGTACCAAAGAAACGTCTAAAATATGATTTCCAATCATATGAAGGTGGTACTACTTCAAACAAACTATTAATAAACGATTCCAACTCAGATGGAATAAATCCTCTACCTCGGTCTTTTTGTGATTCTACAATTTCTTTAATTTGGTGTTTGATCTGATTGGCAACCAATTTCTTTTCAGCATCAGTTAAACTTTCAAATTCCTTCCAAGTTGGATGTAGACCATCTCCTCCTTTTAAAGCACTCATTAATGCGTCTAATTTAGGACTAGTACCATTTTTCTGAGCTTGTTTTAACAAATCATAATACATTCTTGTACCTGCTTTAGGAGGCAAATTCAACTCTGGGAATGTTGATGGTAAAAGAATATCATCTGTTGGATAAAACGCTGGGTCAATATATTGATTGATTTCAATATCTGCTGCTACATTGTGAAGTTCATGGTCATCAAATTTATCTCTGTCTTCTAAGTGATTGAAACATATATGTAACAACTCATGTTTTAAAAGACCAATTTTTTGATTGTCTCCTTTCAAAGAATTCCAAAATTCTTCATTAACTGCTAATTGATAGTTAATATTGTTTTTACAAACACCGGCAGTTGGTACATCTTTACGTACTACTTTATTAAGAGTAGACAAAAACACACCATAAAACGGTTCTTTAAACATTAATAACTTACCAATCTTACTAAGATCGTCGTATACTGCTGACATATTTTAATTATTTATATTTAAATATAACAAGAAAGCCTGGCAGAGCCAAGCTTTCATTTTAAAATATGTTAAAGAGTTAGTTGATGTTTATATAACTTTAAACTCTGAAGATCTTACACCTTCTAATTCTTTTCCGTTATCTAATTTTATATCATACTGTTCAAACTTATTTCCACGCATAGCAAATGTGTTTGGTATTACTCCTTTTA